GCCCCACGTGCGCTGTAGGCGACTGCGGTGCGCGACCGCGTATACACCGGGAGACAATCCTGTACTTCCACACGTTAGTGTGCGAAGAACAGACTCCCAACCGTCTACCGGTCCACTCGCGTGGACAGGCGTGACGGAATAACCGAATACCTCATGACGATGAAGATTACGACAAAATCGAGTCTTCATTCGCCTTAAGGCATTCTGAGTTATTGGATTGATGTCAGGACGAAACCAGCCGATTACTCGGCCAGGGCGAGAGTAGTACTCTTGGGAAGAGCACTTTCTCTTATCCCTGGTATATGCGACGTCTGGCAGAGGACCATAAAGATCCTCAACCAGATTACGCAAATAACTGCAAGTCCTGCTGTATCCAAGACGATACATCGAGTTGTGAAGCTCGACATAAGACATCAAGGATTCCGGTGTTTTACGATGAGACCATGTGGTCCGTAAACGGATAGGTGTGACATCGATGCCTTTGTAGGCATCGCACCCGCAGGATTCTCTGAAGAATCCAGCCACGCAGCACTTATCAATATTGAACATAAGTCCATATTGAGGAAGGAACTGCATTATCGAGCGATAGTCTTCTGCTCGACATATGATGTCATCGCCGTACACGTAGACACGCTTCCGGGCTTCCTGGAAACGCTGTCCATTATGTACCATAAGCACGGCAACCGATAGTGCCCAGAAACAAAGAGCTTCCACGGGAAAGCAAACTGCTGATCCCATGGGAGCAAACTTTGACAGGGTAATAACGGTTCCATCAGGTAACTTAGTCGCACTAGATCTCGAGGCAAGCAGGCACTCTAACCACAAAGGTTGGAGGGCAAACAGCTCCGAGACAAGCGCAACGGATACCCGATCCGATGCGTCTTTCATGTCGAGAGTAACCCACCGGCCCGTTCTGGATGATTCCAGAGCGAGGCGACGATTAACGGACTGGTCAGTGAAGTTCACATAACCAGCCGTTAATTTGTTACTCTCGATCAGGGAATACAACTTACGTTGTAGTCCCTGCTGAATCCACTGGTATTCCAGTGGCTCGCATGATATTAAGCGAGGGCCACGAGAATCCTTCGGAACGAGAACGACTTTCGCCGTTCCTGAACGATGGACCTCTAAGCTAGCAAGTTGCTCGAGCTTATCAACTGTATGTGAAAGGGACAGATGAAAGTACTCCGTGAAGGGGTACAATCTATCCAGTTCCTCATACAGTCGTGAGAAATGGTTTTTTCCACTTCCCACTTCGCCGGTAGCAACAGCTCCAGGACCGTGTCTAGGAAGAATATCCCTAGGGTTAGTCCTGCCAAGAACGCGATTAATAATAATTCGCGCCTGCTTAATGACACGATCGTCGGCGTGAAGCGTGAGATTGGTGATCTCATTCTCCACGGCGACAAACGACGAGAGGACACGTTGTGTGTCTTTTTCGTCATATGGAAGCTCAAGCTTGTACAAAAAGTACAAAACTTGACGTGCTTGCTTTATCGCTTCCACATCCGCATCACTGCGGACATAGCCTGAATCCGAGAAGATTCGTTTAAATAACCACCCAAGAAACTTGGGGATATTACTACCGGGTAGTTTAGACCACCCGGGAGCAGTAAACGGATCTCGCCCTTGCAAAGCATTGTCAAATGCTTTACCAAGGCGAGGAAGGGATTTCGTCAAAAACGATATCCCTTCCCCTGCAATCCTGGACTTCGCTTTCGCGATGTCCAAGTGAGGCTCGGAGTCAGTGTAGAAACGAGCTACATCGTGTATCAGTCGCTCGAACAGAGTCGTATATACGGCTTGGCTCTTAACGTCTCCCATAAGGGTAGATGTCCAAGGAGCCTATGTCGAACCGACAGATACCTAGTTCAGGCAAGGGAACGAACTACTTAGCCCTCCCCGTTAATAACACGGGTGAGTTGCGAGGTAGCTGTAGTTCCGAGAGGGAGATCAAACGTATCGCCCTCCGTACTCGGTCCAGGCCCGTAATTCAACAGGCAGACAAGAGTACGGAGAAGCTTCAACGCTGAATCGGTCCCTGCATCGTCAGTCATCCCATCGGGGATGGCGATAACGACGTATGCACTTGCCTTCGCAACCTGACCGGTCGAGGAATCCAAAACGGATTCATCAAGCCGAATCAGGGTGCGCGTCGTGACAAGAGGTGCGTTCTCTTTCGAGGACGATTGCGAAATAGAGATCGTAAGATCTCCATTCGCATCACTCTTATGACGACGTGTGGCCGTGCCGGGAATGGATGGGATCAAGTGAAAGTGGGCAGAAGTGCCCAGATTACTGTTCGCATCCACGCTCGTCACGACCGCCACAGGAAGAGGGTCGGTCAACATAGACTTACTCTGTTCATGTAACTAGGTCTCATCTGTGAGACGGTGTGTCACAATAGCCTGATTCAGGCTCGAGGTAAACGAAATCCACCGAACGCGGGATTGCTCCCGACTGCTCTAGGATGATGTTTACGATAACCAGAAGACTGTTTCCAGTTCTTCCGGACATGTCCACCATATACGAGAGCAGAGCCAATCCAGGCTCGCTTGATCGTAATAATGGACTTCTTGAGCTCAAGCTGTTTGTGACGCTTGATTTCCAGTTCGGCAGGAAACTGACGTTTCCTAGCCTTCTGGCGGATAAAGGAAGAGTCAGTATTGACTCTTACAGTGTGGGCCGGCAACGACAAAATTGTCGCACTGTCCCAACCACTGAATTCCCAATATCCGGATATGGTAGTATCCCGAACGGCGCTTTCGCACCAATCGGGAATTACCACATCAGCAGGGAATAGCTGAGGCTTGGCGTTCCGGTTTAACCAGCCGCCAATGTCAACTACCCAGTCAATCAGGAAACTATAAGGGATAACATCCCAAATAGCGGCGGGATCTAAAAGACCCAGCCGATCCACGAATTGACGGATGCGGTTAAGCAACCCTGAGAGCTCCGGGCATACAAAATAATATTTGATGACCGAATTAGCGAGAAGCGGACCAACATCAAAGCGATACTTCGCTTTGAGGCTCGTGGAAGGACCAAACAGCTGGAAATCCAGCTGGTCTTCAAATGTGTACCCATCCATTAAAGGAGGGTGCACCTCTCGAACAGTCGAGAGATATTTGAAGGCAGATCCGTTCTTACGATAGAAGTCGTCCCATTTCAGAATGATATTCAGGAAATCCCGAATATCAGCTATCGTAGGCAAAACGCCAAATTGAATGGCGAGATGTGATTCAGCTATGTTTTTCATAGCGAATCGAGGGGGAAAGGCAGTTTTTAACTTGCCTAACACCTTCACGATATGCCTGAACTGTGACCACAACTTAGGTAGTTCCACAAGATCCCGCCAAAGATACCAAATGGAAAAATCCGTTGCGAACGGATCCTCCTCAATTAGTATACTCTTGGCAATGGGAGTCTGCAGAACGCTCCAAAGAGCTGAAGGCCCTCCGAAATATTGAATCGGACCAAGGCAATTGCCAAAAGTATGGCGAGAGACTAGGTTCGAAACAATAAGTGAAGGAGACGCAAGCATCATACGGTTCAGACCAACGGAGAGCGAGATCTATTCCGCGGAACGCGGAATCGGCCACCCTCCAGATCTGGACTGTATAAGTGGTTGCATAAACTTACGCTTCCACATTGGTTCATCCAACGTGATGAGCGTAGCCTCAGTCGGGTATAAGCCCGTGAAGTAGCCC